AACGGATTATAGTGACTCCTATGCCTAATGACTTGAGACATGTCCCTGTGGATTCCATGCGAGAGATTCTCTTGTTGCAAGAGCGATTGGAAAATCTCGACAAACAAGGGGAGGTGCAAAAATCCTTTATTGACTACATCCGCTACATATGGCCAGAATTCATTCAAGGCGACCACCACAAAATTTTTGCAAAAAAATTAACCGAAATAGCAAAAGGCGATATCAAGAGACTCATTATCAACATGCCGCCAAGACACACAAAAAGTGAGTTTGCTTCCGTGTACTTTCCTTCCTGGGTGATGGGACTCAATCCCAACATGAAAATCATGCAAACCACCCATACCTCGGAATTGTCCGTGCGGTTCGGTCGTAAAGTAAGGAATCTTATGGATTCTGAAGAGTACAAAGCTGTTTTTCCCAAAGTGGTGCTGCGTGCCGACTCGAAATCGGCTGGGCGTTGGGAAACCAACAAAGGTGGCGAGTATTTCGCGGCGGGTGTCGGTGGAGCGATTACAGGTCGTGGCGCGGATTTGCTCATTATTGATGATCCGCACTCCGAACAAGACGCTTTGAGTCCCTCGGCACTGGATTCAGCCTATGAATGGTATACTTCAGGACCTCGTCAGCGGCTCCAACCAGGCGGTTCCATTGTGATTGTGATGACACGCTGGTCGACCATTGATTTAACAGCGAAATTGTTGAAACGACAAACGGAAACGCATGCCGATCAGTGGCATGTGGTCGAATTACCCGCTATTTTTGAGGACACGGGCAATCCATTGTGGCCTGAGTATTGGAACTTGGAAGAATTGGAAGCGGTGAAAGCATCACTACCGGTGACCAAGTGGAACGCCCAGTACATGCAGAACCCCACTTCCGAAGAAGGGGCGATTATCAAACGGGATTGGTGGCAAGTTTGGGAAAAGGAGAAGATACCGCCAGTGGATTACATCATTCAGAGCTATGACACGGCTTTTTCTCGCAATGAAACGGCTGATTTCTCAGCGATTACCACTTGGGGTATTTTTAAGCCCAATGAAGAGAGTGGCGATTCGATTATATTGCTCGATGCCAAGCGTGGGCGTTGGGATTTCCCAGAGCTGAAAGCGGTGGCGGCTGAAGAGTATCATTATTGGGAACCTGAGATGGTGTTGGTGGAAGCCCAAGCCAGTGGTACGCCTCTGACTCAGGAACTAAGGAATATGGGCATACCGGTGGTCAATTATCGCCCGTCAAGGGGGAATGATAAGGTGACCAGGGTGCATGCGGTCAGTCCGGTGTTTGAATCGGGTATGGTCTGGGCGCCAAAGAAGAAGTTTGCCGAAGAGGTGATTGAGGAATGTGCCGCTTTTCCTTTTGGTGAGTATGACGATTATGTCGATTCCATGACGCAAGCGATATTGAGATTTAGACAAGGGAACTTTGTTCGTCTATACTCGGATGAAGAAGATGAGGAGTATGTGCCCCAACAACACATTTATTATTGATGGAAGAAACTAAAGAACAACGAATACAAAGGCTCTTGGATTCAGCTATTGAACGCACGCGCCAGGAAGAAAAGATCAAGGGTGGAATTGCTTCCATGTGGGAGTCGATGAATCCTGGGCAAAAGCTCGGCATGGCACCTATTCCCGTGGTGTCTGACATTGCCGGCGCTGTTGGTGATATCCAGATGTACAAAGAGGAGCCGGAAACAAGGACAGGATTGAATTATACGCTGAGTGGTTTGGGCTTGATTCCGGGAGTGCCTTCTGTTGCCGGCTTGACACAGCGATCGAAAAAACTAATGGCATTGCACAAAAGGTGGCTAGATGCTCGGACAAAAGGAAACCTCAGCAAACACAAATTAAAAAAACTGGAAGACAAAGTAACCGCCCAGAAAAATGCGGAGATCGCCAGAGCAAATAGGAAACGGCTGAAAGACGAAGACATTGATCCTAGTATCGTTGACGAGATGATTGAAGATTATGCCGGCGAGAATCTCTATGTAGAGGAGGGAACCGGTAGGATAGGCGCTTTTGACAGGATGTGGCCGAATATTCCACGGAGCCATAGGGGTGATGATATGACTGGGCAGTTTTTGGAGGAAATGGGCTATAAAGAGGTTTTTGATGTCTGGGAAAAAGCACCAAACACTTTTATTCGAGATGGTGATAAGGTCGTAACCTACACACCTTCTTTCAACAAGTCCGGGATTGAGCAAAAAACATTTAAAGATCCGACATTTGGAGAATTAGGCGATTTTTTTGGTGGCTTTTCCAAGGGCGGCACGGTAACAAAATCACACGGCGGCATGGTCGATAAAGCTATTGCTGGTGGCAGTAAAGATATTTAATAATGAAAGAAATTTACAATGCAAAAAAGGATTTAATGAAAATTATTAAATTCAAGTATAGAATGAAATACACAGTAATGAGTCCATTGACCCAATATCGCAATTGGATCAGTGCACTTCTTTTTAAATTAGTACAAGGGCGTTAGTATGGCGGAAGTCGATAAACGAATATATCCGGTTCAAGAAGAGCCAGTTGAGGTTATCGACGATTCACGAACAATTGAACTAGAGGATCCCACCCTAGCCGAGTTTAGTGGTGAAGACGTCGCCATCACGCCCTTGGAAAACGGCAATATTATTGTCGGTGCAGGCGACGACACGATGTCTGATGAGGTGGAGTTTGGCGCCAATCTGGCCGAAGAACTCGATGATTCAGAGTTAAAAACCATTTTTAATCAATGCGTCGGTGATGTGCAAGACGACTTAAGCTCTCGTTCCGAATGGGAGAAGCAATACCAAGAAGGTCTAGAATACTTGGGCATGAAATACGAAGAACGCTCACAACCCTTTGAAGGAGCGTCGGGCATTACGCATCCTTTGTTAGCTGAGTCCGTGACTCAATTTCAAGCCCAGGCTTATGCCGAGATACTGCCCTCTCAAGGGCCAGTAAAAACACAGATTATGGGCGCGGTTACGCCCGACTCCGAAGCGCAAGCCGGTCGAGTCAAAGAGTACATGAATTACCAGATTATGAATGTCATGGAAGAATACGATCCTGAAACGGACATGTTATTGTTCTACTTACCCCTTTCAGGATCAGCTTTCCGTAAGGTCTATTACGATGAGAACTTAGGACGGGCGGTATCGAGGTTTATCCCCAGTGAAAACTTAGTGGTGCCTTACGACACCAGTGATTTACAGTCCGCGACACGGATTACCAACATTGTCTCGATGTCGATGAACGATGTGATGAAGCTACAAAACAGTGGTTTTTATCGTGAGGTGCCATTGAATTCAATGGGTGCTCAGTACGACAATAAAGACATTCAAGAAGAAATTGATAAGTTGCAAGGCGTGGAGCCAAGCAACGACAGTGGCGATTGCGAGTTGTATGAAATGCACACTGACTTGGATCTCCCTGGGTTTGAAGACTTAGATCAGATGGGTGAGCCGACTGGGATTAAGTTGCCCTACATCGTGACGTTGTCCAAACGCAACAATGCGGTGCTTTCCATTCGTCGCAATTGGAACGAGAACGATCCAATGCAAAAGAAAATACAATACTTTGTTCACTACAAGTTCCTTCCAGGACTTGGTTTTTACGGTTTTGGCTTGACGCACATGATTGGCGGCCTTTCACGGGCTTCCACTTCAATTTTGCGTCAGCTGATCGACGCAGGCACACTCGCCAACTTGCCCGCCGGATTTAAAGCACGAGGTATTCGTATCCGGGACGACGATCAGCCCTTACAACCAGGTGAGTTTCGCGACATGGATGCCCCCAGTGGCAGTTTACGCGAAGCCTTCGTTGCATTACCGTTTAAAGAGCCATCGCAAACACTGTTGTCCTTATTGGGATTGATGGTTGATGCCGGTAAGCGGTTCGCGTCCATTGCCGATATTCAAGTGGGCGATTCCAATCAAGAAATGCCAGTGGGTACCACGGTGGCGTTATTGGAGCGTGGCACCAAAGTGATGTCAGCAATTCACAAACGATTGCATTACGCACAAAAAATAGAATTTAGATTATTGGCCACCGTTTTTGCCCAATACCTACCCCCCTCTTATCCTTACATGACCGCCAATGGCGATCAAAACATTAAGCAAGTCGACTTTGATGATCGAGTCGATATCATTCCAGTCTCGGATCCAAACATATTCTCGATGAGTCAACGGGTCATGATGGCACAGCAAATGCTGCAAATGGTGCAATCCAATCCAGAGGTTCACGGTCAAATGGGTCTATACGAGGCGTATCGCCGTATGTATCAAGCACTCAATGTGCAGAACATTGAAGCGCTATTGCCCCCACCACCCCAACCGGAACCGGTGGATCCTGGCAATGAAAACTCTTCTTTGCTGATTGGCAAGGGCGCACAAGCCTTCCAAGGACAAGAACACGATGCTCATATAGCGACTCACATGAGTCTTTATGGCACTGCGATTATGCAACAAAACCCACAAGGAATGGCAATGGTTCAAGCCCATGTGTATGAACACATCACGCTAAAAGCGGAACAAATAGTACAACAACAAATGGCACAAGACCCACAAATGATGCAGATGCAACAGCAATTAATGCAACTGCCACCCGAACAGCAACAACAACTGCAACAACAAATGCAAATTCAACAGCAAGCGCAAGTCGCTACTGTTATTGCTGATTTGATGCAACAAATTAATGAGCAGTTTGCTCCGCCACCACCACAAGAAGATCCGTTGGTGGAACTTAGACGTCAAGAGTTGGACATTAAGGCCGGTGATTTACAGCGTAAGCAGCAAGAATTTGGAGAAAAACAAAATTTAGATATAATGAAAGTAGATCAACAGGACGATATCGCGAAAGATCGCATTAATCTTTCTGAAGACATTGCAGTTATGAAAAACGAAACGGCACAAGATCGATTGGAACAAGCAGAACGATTTAAAATTGCCGAGTTACAAAAGGAGAATAGAACATGAGTTCAGTAATGCAAGCCATGCAAGCGGCCCACAAAGAGAACAAATTAAAAGAACGGGCTGAAGAAGAAAAGAAATTAGCCGAACACCAAGCTGAAAGGGCTTGGCGTGGTGATCCTAAAAGAAAAGAACAACTTATTAAATCCAGAGAACCCATTAAGGATGAGAAAAAAGAAGAACCAAAGAAAAAAGCAGCGCCTAAAAAGAAAGCTGTTAAAAAAGCAGCGCCAAAGAAAAAAGCAGTAAAGAAAAAAAGTGCCGCTAAAAAAGGGTAGTGCAAACAAAACAGTTTCTGCTAATATAAAGAAACTGAGGAAAGAAGGCTACAAGAAGAAACAATCCATTGCCATTGCGTTAAGCAAGGCAGGGAAAGTTAAAAAAAAGAGGAAGACCAATGCAAAGATCAAGACCCGCAAAGTTCAGAGGCGCAGTGCCAAAAAGCCCAGGCGCCGCTAGTAAATCAATGAAAATTAAAGACCAAGGCAGTGTGCCTTTGTCGCAACCCAAACAAGAAGCCAATGGCGGACCCCCTAAACCGGGTGCGGATGCTGGTAAGTGCAGAGGTGGCGGTGCAGCGATTCGTGGCACCAAATTTGCTGGAAGATGCTGATGCCAGGCATGCGTAAAAAATATATGCTAGGATACGCCGCAGGCGGTATGCCAAGATCACCTTTGATGCTGCCAACACTTGTTCCTTCACAAAGACCACCTAGGACATACATTCATGAAATGGGTCCAAGATTTGAAGGAGACAACCCTCGTTTTAATATACCTGCTCCCGCACCAGAGCCGACACCTATAGGCTTAAACCCTGATGGTACTCTTTATGTTTCTCCTTTGCCTTCTGCTGCTCCTGGAGTTCCAACGGGCCCAGATGGACAAATAGGACCAGCAAATATTCCTGAAGAAAATTTTAATACTCCAGAAAGGTTTATGGGTATTAATGACAGACCACCTATACAATACATTGGTGAAGGCGCTCCTATAATGAAAATGCCTCCAGAGATACCACAGTTCCCAGGAAGACAACCAAAGTTCCCAGGGATGATGGAGCCAATAAGACAACCAGAACCTGTCGGACCTTTGCCTATGATGCCGCCTGTTGACAATCAAACAAGAACAACTGAGCAACTGATAAGAGTTCCCGAAAGCGAACTTATTAACCAAATCAGAGGAGACTTACCACCACCAAGAAGGACATACATTAATGAAGGCGCTCCTAGAGACATAACTGAGGAAGAGATTTTGCAAATAGATCCCGACTACTTTAAACAACCGGGAGATGATAGAGGATTTATACCGATGCCTTTAGACTCGGATTATAATAAGGCACCGACACCTACAGGACCAGGAACAGGCGGCATGCCTCCTGGATTCACACCTCCACCAGCGGATAGCTTCAACTCGATGGCTTTTGTAGACTATTGGAATCCTACAACAGGAGAAACTTGGTCAGCGCCAAGTGGCGGTTATACAGCACCTCCCGGATGGGAAGTAAAGCCACAGACCGGGCTAACAGAACTTCCTATAGGACCAGGAACAGATCCTACACCTACAGGACCACCGATGCCGCCAGATGTTTTAAACCCTGATGGCACTCCACCTTGGATGGATCCCCATGAAACAGAACCCGATGGAGGTCCCCCTGGAGGACCCCCTATAGAACTTATAGAACGGATGCCGCCAGAGGCTTTTCCAGATGAGCCAGAACAAACGGCACAACCGACTCAAGATCAATTTATG